AGGGAACATTATATTTCTTCTGTTCTTCGCTGTTCCACATTACATAATGCCACGCTTGTTCGATTTCAACAAAGTCCACAAGTTCGTTAAACAAACATGGAAGAAAACGATTACCAACGTCACTCCAACGGCCAGGGCGGATATCACGAGGGTGGGCAGTAAGAGCATGACTCTTACTAACCCAACGATTGTTGATGTAGTAACGGATGTCATTTAGTCTCTCCGGTATGTAAAGGAAGAATCCTTGAATATTGTCAAGCAATTCTTCTGCGACCCAGTAGCGAAAGTTATGTCGCATTTTAGCAGTGGTACGCCATTCGTCCCAGTCTTCACTAGTAGCGGCACTTAGTTTTTTAGTGCCACGAACCCAATCTGCAAATTTTGTACATGACCAATAATTACGCATTTCTATTCCTTTCTAAAGGATAAGTTTTCATGTTAAACCATCCAGTTATAATATATTTTTCTTGTGTAGGACTAGTTTCACCTCTGTGAGTAAAAGTCCAATCAGGTGGCCAAATAAGTGTTAATCCTTTTTCAGCCTTAATTTTCATTCCTTGATACAAAAATTCTGTACCGCCTCCATCATCTACTGTATTCAAATAAGTCATAAAGACTAAATGTCTTGTTACAATAGGCCAATCTAATCCTTCTCGTTCTAAATGCCATGCTTTAAAACCGCCGCCTGGAGCATAATATTGTACTTGTGTTGACTCTATCATGTCAACCGCATCGATTTTAGAATGAGGATATTTTTGATAGTATGCGTTCAAACATTTGAATAAATGCTTCAAATAATAATACGGAACTTGCCCCGGCGGTAACATTAAATCGATTGAATCTTTTTTAGACTTGTCAACTTCTTTGTTTGCACCGTACAATCCTGGACTTAAATTTGAACTTGTTTTATGCAACTCTATAAGACGATCGCATACTGTTGGGTCAATATACCACCCCATGATAAAATTGTTTTGGGAATTTAAATAGTGCTCTTCCATGAATTTACTGGTTCCGCCTTAATTTCATCTTCTGTACAACTAAGAGGTTTACCATTTTCATTTAAAAATGTAGTACCCCAAATTTTACCGCCGTGTTCAAATTCAACATAAGTTTCGCCGTACGCACAGAATTTTCGAGTAATGACATCCTCACCTGGTTCAGGCCAACATATAATTGCCACTACTACGGCTAATAGAGCACACGAAATTTTTGTAAAACGATTCATGTTAAATTTTTTCACCAGCTGTAAATCCTCTAAATCCTTTAAAACGTGGAAATCTTAGACTGTATGATCCGTCTTGATTTTGAGTAACCGCATCAGCACGAACTTCAACAATATTACCAAGCAGGCTACCACGATCGGACCAAAAAGAATCGCGGTCATTATCAGTGAATCCTGAGCCAACGTTGACTTTAATAAGTTTACCATCATCCTCACCTTCGCATACAAATGCACCTAATTTACCTACATTTTTACCTGTACCTTCTTCTACTGCGGTTACTGCCAGGCTGACTTCAATGAATGGTTTCATTTTTAACCAACTAACTGTTCGCTTGCATTCGTAAGGTGCATGCGGATCCTTAATCATAATACCTTCATATCCACCTGCAATAGCCTGTGCATTAATTTCTTTAAATCGTTTTTGTCCATCATCCGTGTCCAAATTGACTTCTTCGAATGTTACATATTTCACATTGGGCAATTCTTCTTCATGTTCGTCTACCCATGTAGATACCATTTTACTACGAACATACTGCGGATAATCACTACTACCTGCTTCAAAGTGTGCCAGTTGACAAAAATCAAACAAATATAATATGGCGTCATTTGCCTGTACATCACTCTTGCGATGTACTTGTTTCATTAAGTCTTGGAAACTGCTAGACATGATTTCACCATCTAAAATCAAATCAAATGGTGGAGGATTCTTTTTAACTACAGCACTAATCTGTTCTGCAATATGTGGAAAATTTACAAGTTCTTTACCATTGCGACTAAACATATCTACCCGACCATCTACCCGCACAACTGTAATAACTCGAACACCGTCTAATTTAACTTCAACCATTTTGAGACCAGCAACTTTGGTTTCATGATTGGCACTGTCATGAGCAAGTTGACAAGCAAATACAGGAATGGCGTAGTTAGGATAATTCTTTTCCACTACTTTGTTGATAGTCTTTTCGCTTACGCCACAGCGTAAGTCTTTAATAAGGATACGACGATACCAGCCATTCCATTCTTTCTTGGTGGCTGATTTCATCATAGTTTCGATCATAGTCCTTGCTGTATTACCGGTGACATTGCGAGTAGTGAAACCAGTAAGAGCGAGAGTAAAACTATCCCAAGGTAACCCAGGCCCATCTTCATCTTGTTTCTCCGGTATTTGTTTAAGTCCAAAAGTAATCATTGGATCTAGTGCAAGCCTGCAACCTTCAAAAAATTCATTATTGCCTTCTAGGGCAATAGCTTCAATGATGGCTTCTTTGTTTAGACGACTAGGATGACTTTCCAAATCCCAAATATGACTAGCACAACGACTCATAAAGACTCCAATAATTATTTGTATAAGTTTGTATTATACAGAGTAATTATCAATAAGTCAACCAGAGGTTAGTTCTAAATGGTTTGCCTTCGTAGGCATTTTCTAAATTACGTAGAATTAAGTTTTTCATTCTGCGTATAATTGGATGATTGTGGTTGTAGTTAAATGCTTTTAAATAACTATTCCAAGTTGAGTTTTTATGTCTACGGCAAATATCGGAATCTAAATATTTGCCAATATTGTTAGGATCGTATCCAAAACGATCAATTAGTTCACAGGCAGTATTGAACGCATGAGCTCCCATTTCATCTGTATCACCATAGTATTCCTGTTCTTTACGAGTTTTGTTTAATTCTGCTGTACTTTGGTATCCAGGAATAGTTTTAAAATTTCTAGCACGAAACTGTCGCATGTGTACAACTTCGTGTAGAACAACATCGGCAAAACGAAAAGCCATACGTTTGAAACGATATTGGGTAAGTTTTATTTTGGTCTGGTCTGGATTAAAATTGAAATTAACTTCTATTGCAGGTTTACCCTTTTTATCCAGTCCACTATAGTAGACTCCGCCCAAAAAAATACAACCCATTGTGGTCGGAGCATGTATGCACTTTTTAAGTTTTATCGGTAAGTAATGCTTAACATGCCTATTAATACGCTTTTGAATTTGGCTGGGAGATAAATCTTTGCCTACTATTTCACTGTTAAGTGAGTAGAACATAGAGTATAAAGAACTTCTATCAAGTTTAGACCAATCAAACGGTAGTTGGGCCATAGCACACTCCTAGACATAGCTATTTATACTATACTATGAAACCCAATTATATACACACTTTATGGGCGTTTTGTCACGATTTCGTCAATCAATCCAAAATCTAGTGCTTCTTGGGCACTCATAAAGTTATCCCGTTCCATAGCTGTATAAAACTCATCAAACGTCCTGCCCTTACTATTATGGTTAACATATAGTTGGGTAAGATTTTGCTTCATTTTTAGGATTTCTTTTACTTGGATTTCCATGTCTGTAGCCTGTCCGCCAGCACCACCCGAAGGTTGGTGAATCATGTGACGAGCGTTTGGGAGCATTTTTCTTTTACCTGGTGCGCCAGCAGTGGCGAGTAAACTACCCATTGAGCAAGCCTGACCCATGACTACTGTTGCAACATCAGGTTTGATAAATTGCATAGTGTCATAGATAGCCATGCCAGCTGTAACCACTCCGCCCGGACTGTTAATAAAGAAAGTAATATCTTCATTACCCTGACTTTCTAAAAACAATAGTTGGGCAACTAGCAAACTAGCTGAATGCTCGTTTACATCTGTGTCCAACATGACGATACGGTCCTTGAGTAAGCGACTGTAAATATCATAACTGCGTTCACCTCGAGCTTCTTGCTCGATTACCATCGGTACTAAATTAGGCATTGTTTTCCTCTATTTTATCAATTCCATAAAAACTTTGAAACGGTATACTATATACCGAATAATGCAATGCTTCGTTAATTGTTGCAAAATATTTAACGAGCATATCGCCTGTTGTTGAATAATATCTTAACTTATACATTTTTCTTTGTAAATGGTTCTAAATTTGGTGGAACCCACCCGACTGGCTTTAATACCTTACCGTCTTCACGCTTACGCACAAGTCCAGTTTCTTTATCAATTTTAGCAAAGTTGGTACCCATAACTTCTCGCCAACCACCTTCGCCATCAAAGCCAGCACTATGGATAGCACCGATAGTAACAACTAAAATGTCTTCTAATGCATCAAGAGTCTCTACCATATCATTATTATTGATAGCTTCTTTGAGCTCTTTGAATTCTTCTTCAATTAAATTGACGTAAAGGCCAAACTGCTCTTTATTAAAGGAGTCAACTGTTTGCCCGCAGCCTTCATAAATTTTTCTTGATCTCTAAATAGGTTCATTCTGCTACCTCGTATGTTGCTTCAAATATATCTGGCTTACAGGCATAAAACTCACCTTGTACACCTTTAATTATCCAGTCACCTTCTGTGGCAATATGTTTCACGGTTAAATGAACACCATCCTCTAGTGTGCCAATTTCTGCTTCACCTTTGGCAGTAGGGTGTCGTTCTTTACTAAACTTGCCTAAGGAATTGCCGCAAAATTGTTGAAGCTCATGGATGCCACGTTCACTATATTCAAATTGAATTGCTTCAATTACTACTGGTTTCTTTTTAAATTTCATGTTGATAACTTTATGTTTAAATAAACTAAGACAGCATTAACCAATGCCCACAAATCGTCTCCCTTTGAAAAACAATCGATAGCCGCTAGACAACACCAGCCGGCAACGAACATGGCAATCTTAGGTTGGTTGCGGATAAACCATTCATGCATTTTCTTCTTCCTCTATGCCTTCATATTCAGCAAGTTGTTTTTG